TATCAAGATAAGGTTGACTACTCTTAAACATAAACTGAGTTAATGGAAGATAATTGTCCCAATCTAACTCCTTATTTTCAAGATAGGCTTGTGCAGCCTCGTGATAATCTGTGCCTCTTTCCGTCGATTCTTTGGTTACTCTATTAGCTTCCTTTTCACCTACCCTTTGTCTCCACTTACGAAATACTTCTCTGTTATAGAAACTGGTAACTGATGTGATAGAGGGAACCCAGTCACCATTGGGTAAATTATATAGGCGAATTCCATCAACCTCTTTTTTATCTAACTCTAGATCACCTAAGTGATTTTCAACAGTAAACATTATTTAAATAAAAAACTAAAGGGGCACTTACTAGTCTTATCGGTTTTAGAAAATAAATTTTTCATATAACCTTTAACTTCTCTTCTAGCAAATAGATCAGTCTCTACTGCTTTCTTATAATCTTCAGAATATTCTTCTCGTTTAAGAACAATATTATCATCCAAGTTATTAGAGTAAAAAGAAATTCTAAACAGGGGATCTCCCTTGTTTATTATAACACATTTTTTCTCATTGACAATAGTACAAGCTACGTTCAAGGTTCTAGACCAATTTGATAGGTTAAACCAAGCAGGAACACCAACCATATTATTGTTCAATGATGTCATAGGATGATCATTCTGTTCTATCCATATATCATCATCATGTGTCCAAAATAAAAACTTTGGAACTTTCAATTGAAATACAGGTTTAGGTGAATTGATATGTTCATCATCTATAGTGATAAACTTTATCATACTTTCATCCTGAATACTAAGAAGAGGACCATTAGAAGTCCTCTCGATAGAGAAAGCAAGATCAATAGGAGAATAACCTACGAAAGTTCTTTCATTCTTATGTGTAAAAGCAGGGCATTGTTGGTAAACATAACCCTTATCAATGATGTCAGAAGTTTTAACTAATTTAGATCCTAACTTATAGACATCAGCATAATGTATGGTTTTTGGCATTACATATTTAAAGCCATCTTTCTAATGAGATACTCTCTTACAAGACCAGAACGAACGATGTCATTGACATTAAACTCTACCATCTCAAATAGTTCAGGTAGTTGTTGAATGATCTTCATAAAATCATGAATTCCATTCTTCTCATTCTGTTTAATCAAATCAGTTTGAGTAGCATCACCACAGAACATAATTTTAGAATCTTCACCTATCCTTGTTATTATACTATCAAGTTCATGAAAATTCAAGTTCTGACATTCATCTATCAAAACAATAGATCTATCAAGAGTAGTACCACGAATAAATGATGTACTCCAAAACTTAATAGTCTCTTGAGCCTTCAAATTTGCATAAAGCATATCGAAGTCTGCATCAGTGGCCATCTCAAACATATATTTTACCATATGTTTGTAAGGAATCTGATAGAGAGATGATTTATCTTCATGATCTCCAGGCAGGAAACCAATCTCTCTCGTAGAAACCAAAGATCTAACTATAAAAACTCTATCATAAGGAGTACTAGGATCAAGAACATCCTTTAATGCTAGGTAAAGAGCAGCAAAAGTCTTACCTGTACCAGCACAACCATAGGCAAAAATATTTTTACCTTCATTATAACCATCAAATAGTTTCTTTTGGTTATCTGTTATTGGTTCGATCTTATTAAGAAGATCTGTGTTAATGGGTTTCTTTCTTTTCATTTGCTTAGCGGTCAGGCCTGCACCAACAGGTCCATTTTTTTTCTTACTTGCCATTACTTATTAATCTTTGTTACACGAGAACCAGCAACCTTAGATGCCTGTCCTAGAACATCGTTCCAACTAGGGTTTCTAGTGATGAGTTTATCTCTCCACTCACCCACTTCTCCTAGTCCAGCTACACCTGCTTGCCAATCTTTATCCCAATCGGGATTATCTTTTCTCCACTGTTCATACTCTTTCATTGTCATAGAAATTTCTTTCGTCTCTTTCGTTTCTTTATGAATAACAGGATAGGTAGGCATGAGTTTAAGTAATGTAAATGTATTTAGACCCACTCAAGGGCTTTGGCAACTACAGGAAACTGCTCGTTGAATATAGATCTGACTCCTTCAGCAACATCCATATGTTCCTTCTGAGTTCCATGTGCAGAACGTAGATCAATATAATGTATCCATGATCTTACACTACCTGTCATATAAAGGCGAGTAGGAGTAGCAAGAGGAAGTACAAACCTAGCGCATTCTTTAGCAACACCTGACTTTAACATCTTTTGATACAAATCCATAGATGATTTAAATAACTTTTCCATCTCCAATTGAAAATCTTGAACTAGAAACTCGTCTAAGTCATCAGTAGAATTCTGTCTATTCTTTGTATCTTGTTTCCTAAGTTGTGGTAGAGGAATCTTGTCACCCAACAGACTACTATCAGCATACCTCTGAGAGAACTCTTGGTATGTAAATGATCTATGTCTTAATATCTGTGCTGCAAGACCTCTCGTAGTATTTATTTCCACAGTCATAAATGCCTGTTCAAATACAGACCAGTGACCATGTTTAATACAATAAGATAAAAGACCAGAGATCTTTTCATTCTCTTGATTGTTAGGGTTACTGACACGAGCAACATATGCCATTAGCTTTTCAGCATCTGGTGTTACACTTACTAATTCAACCGTCATCGTCTTCAAATACCTCATCATAATCACTTGGTGAAGAGAATGCTTGATCACCACTCTGGGTATAAGCATCTACATCAGAATAAACCTCAGCTTCTAGTGCATCTACCAGAAGTTTGAGGTTTTTAACTATTAGTTTCAGTTTGTCTCTCGCTGGTTCCATCAGGTTCGGCTCCATAATCTTTTAATAATTTAGAAATTTTTGTTTCTTGACCACTTAAAGTCTGAATCTGATATAAATTTGTCTTCATATACTTCTTAAGTTCTTTATATTCCTTTGTTATCTTATTAACCTCTTCATAGTTAATCTTTACACCTTCCTTTTTCTTTTCATCACCACCAAATCCAAAACCAATATTACTCATTCGTCTGGCCTCTCTATCTTTTTTCTTTTTCTTCGAGGTTTAGCTGGTTTGTTTATACCCCAAAGTTTAGGGTTCATAGTTCCAGGCCCATATTCAATAGAAACTAAAGTAGATGCTCCAAATTTGTCATAATACATATCAAAAAGATTAATCCTACTTGGAGAACGAACTAAGTCTGATCTCAATTCCTTCTCGTGTTTATAAGTAACGAGATAAGCATCTGATGGAAGATACTTATTAGTTTTCTGTTCTGCATTACAATTTTCAGTAAGTAATTCAGTAGAATACTTATTACTCAATTGTTCTTTCTCCTTAGCAGTCCAATAAACTTTTGGTCCTTTGACTTCTTCAGTTTTGGTTTCAACTTTTGCCTTTGCCATATTAAGCTCCTCTTCCACCCCATTGAATATCTGGAAATGCTTCTGTTACAACTGCCTTAGTTACTTTATACTTATCAGTTAGTTTCTTATCCTTCATCAAACATACTACTTCAGCTTCACCTTCATGAAGGCCTTCTAATAATTGCATGAATAATTGTTCTCTCTTCACTGGTTTAAGAAAATCATTACCACCTTTAATAAAGTTGTAAAGAATCTTATACTCATGAGCTAAGTAAGTATGTTCTGTACCAGCTGGTGCTTCATTCTTTTCAAATGGAACAGGTCCATCTGGTAGAATTGATACAACAGAGTCATCAAAATTCCAAATAAGAACGGACTTTAGATGTAGAGATTCATTCTCCTTTAGTACTTGAATCTTCTTTGCCTTAGTTCTTTGTTTAGAAACTTTAGCTAATACTTCACTTAAAAGTGGGTTACTTGGTAGTCTATTGTCACCAAGTTCAGGATGTGTTTCAGTCATTGTCATAGTTAATCTTCTTCTAGTTCTTCCTCATCAAGAATGAGGTCTGCATTTTCAAATCTAAACGAAATTATTTCGTCAGGGACTAAGTTACCATGTTCGTCAAACATTTCAGGGTGTACAGGAAAGTAACTCATCTGTTGTTGCTGTACATGTTGTTGATATAACCAACCTATTATACCACCAACTAAGAGAAAAAGCACGGAAAAGAGTGCTGTAAAGGTCAATGTAACATCTAACATCTTACGCTCCTGTTTAATTTGGGTTTGTTTAAACTGTTGTTGTAATAAATCTCCCCTTGATGGTTGCAGCATTAAACTTGTGCCTTTATTTATTCGTGATCTTTCTCCTTCCTCTTCTTTTATCCTTTTCGTATCGAGAGGCATCTTCTAAAATTGTATTAAGATAATTTCTAATTT